CGTTCTTCAGTATCTCGCCCATCGCGTTGCGCTCGCGATACTGCCCGATCGCGTCGCCCAGGCTGGCAATGTTGGAGAACGTGCCTTCCGGCGCGCGCGCAGCCGATGGCAGATAGGTGGGGATGTCCAGCGGCTGAATGCGCGGGAACGGATTGATGGCCATGATCTACCTCACGCTTTCAAGCCGCCGCCGAAGCCCGCGCCCGCCGCCTTGACGCCCGCTCCGAGCAGACCCCACAGGTTCGAGGCATCGGTCTGGCCAGCCTGGGCGATGGCTTGGTTGGACGCAGCGTTGCCCGCCGTGATGTCCTTGAGCGTCTGCCCCTGGCCTGCGGTGTAGTTGCCCAGCACGTTGCTGACATCGGAGCCGTAGCCGCTCTCCAGGCCAGCCGTCTGCGAGGCGTTGGCCCCGTAGGCCCCGCCGATCGCGCCGTAGCCCTGACTGTAGATGTCGGCGAGCGTCTTGTTGGCTCCGGCGACGCCGCTTGCAGCTCCTGCCGTGGCCTGCAGCTGCGGATTGACGAAGCCCGCCAGCCGATCTTGATAAGCGCCATAATTCTTATTGACGATGCCGAGCACGTCGCGGCCGATGCCCTGCGCTGTGCTGCCGCCACCGACAGCTCCGGTGCGCGATGCGGCGTTGATCGCTGCGCGCGTTGCCTCATCGATCTGATATTGCTGACCGGGATCGGCGACGTATTGAGCTTGCGCATTGCGTGATGCATCCGGCCCATTGAGGCCGAGCGTATCGTAGTATCTATTGACTGCTGTCCCGTAAGTGTTGCCCAGTTGGCTCAACGGATTGTAAGCCGCAACGCCAGCGTTGCCCGCCGCGAGCGATCCCTGCAGTCCGGTGTTCAGCGCACCGAGCGTGTTGGTCAATCCGGTGCCAAGCGCACCGACAGCTGCGGTCTTCGCACCGGTCAGTGCGTCGGTCGCGCCGGTCTTGTATTGATTGTAGAGATTGCCGGTATTTATGCCGTATTGATTGTACAGCGCCGCGTTCTTCGCCGCAGCTTCTTCGGCTTCGTCGGAGCCGCTAAACCAATCAAATAGGCCCATCACGTCACCCTTATCTGAACGATGCTGCCGTTGCGGTAGAAGCCGTTGATCGGCGTGCCACCAGCCGCAGCTGCTGCGTCATTGGCGAAGTTCTTCAGCGGTTGCCCGCCAGCAAGAACGGAAAAGAAATCCCACCAGTATTCGTTGACGATGCCGGTCTGCACGTCGACAAGCGGAACGCTCGGCGGCGGAATGCGATTGATCTGCGTTGCCATCAGCCGATGTCCGACACCTTCGGCGAGACATTCTGATACGCCGCCATGAACCCGACATAGACCGGGTCGGCAATCGCCAGCCGCCAGCGCCGCGCGTTCCATGACGAGCGCCCGGTGCAGGCAATCAACGATACCAGCTGCCGTGTCTGCGCCTGCCGTCCGAGCTTGCGGATGATCGGGGCGTAGTAGGTCTGACCGCCGTCATCACTCCAGCTGATCTCCACCACCGGGTCAGTCTCGATCGGCTCGATCGATGCAAGGCCCGTCAACACGCCACCGGATGTATAGGCATGAACGAAGGTCGAGCCGTTCAGCTCCACATGCGTGCCGTCGATCACATCAAACGACCATGTGCCATTCGCTTCGGTCGTGCCGCCAACGCCAGACACCGTGCCTGCGTCACCGTCGCGGTAAAGCACGGTAGTCGTGACGGTAAGGCGGATGCGGTTGGCCGTGCCGGTGGGAGTGGAAAACGCCGTACCAGCCACCGCTCCCGTGATGGTCATCGGATGCGCGGTGGTTGCCTGACCTACGCCGGTTACAAACTCAGCATCGAAACGACCGACGCGCGCACCCACCGGGAAATTCTCGACCGCACCACTATCGAGCTGCCAGCGGAACGGCTGTCCAATCTCGGTGTGTGCAAGGTTGGTGATCTCCTGCACGTTGCCGGAAAGCGTGTCGCCGCACACCCACTTGTTGAACGCAAACACGCCGCCGGTAATGCGCGAGCGCGCCTGCAGGTAGCTGGTGCGCTCTGCCCACTTGTTGGTGTTCAAGTCAAACACCCAGGACCATGTCGGCGACGACAGCAGAATGAAAGCATGCCCTCGGCTCATAAAGGTGGACATCTCAAGCGACGGCTTCTGTCCGAGGATTGCAGGCTCGCGCTCAATCAAGCCATCGAGATCCGGCGGCGATATTTTCTCTGGCAGATAGCCGTTGAGCCGCACGACGGTGTTGTCGTCGGCAACCCACACCAACGCGCGCGAGAAGTTATCCTCAAACCCAGCAACGCAATATGGACCGGCAATACCGCGCGGGATCACGACGCTGCGCTGGAACGGGAACGGTACGGTGCCTGCATTGGCCCACACCTCGGTGGTCGACGGCCCAAACAGAAACAACTGACCAGCCCACGGCACGCCCCGGACCAGACCATCCGGCTTGTTTTCGGCGGTGCCAAACGACAGTGCTGGGATCGTGACAGCATTGTTGTCGGTTGCCCACACCTTGCCGTCACTGACCGTGAATACAAAGAACCCGTCCATCGCACAGACAGAGTTTGGTGCACCCATATCGGTGGGACGAGTGATGGTTCCGAGTGTCACGCCGTTGATGGTTGCGGCGTTGCCGTCTGGATCAACGAAGACAATGTCAGGCCCCGCAGGAGGCCCCGCCGTGGCCCTGACGTTGCGCGCAAAGAACCCTTTCGCCGTTCCGGGGAACGCACCCACATCGGCTGCAGCTCCACCAGCTTCGGTGAACGTCACCAGCCGGTTGTTGAAGGCAGCATAGAGCGCCGCATTGACTTGGATGCCACCGCGAAAGCCGGTGCGAACAGTGGTGCCGAAGTTGCGCAGCCCTGGCGCTCGCCGGTAGATCAGCGTCGACGGCGCAGCGGGGCCGAGCGGCTCCAAGTAACTATTGATGATGCGCCCGCCGCTTTCCTGAAAGTGCCCCGGCGTCCCCGGCATGGTACTGTCGGGGAAAGGAACTTGGATCGTGCGGAGCGGCATCAGGTGCCCCGCGAGAAGTTGCCAACGAGCGCGCGCCGGGTGCCACCGCGCAGCTGGCTGTCGGTGCGCAGCGTCTGCCGGGTGGAAGCCGGTCGACCGATGATCCGCATCGTGCTCTCGGCCTGATCGGACAGGAGCTTGAGCTGCGGGTTGTCGCCCAGGTTGAACGCGCCCGCACACGCCCAGGCGACGTAGTCGGCGAGCGGATTAACGATGGGGTCGTCGATCGCGCCACCACTCGGCGGATCGGGAATGCCAGCGTCGGCGACGTAGACGACCCCAAGCGCAGCGAGCGTGGCGAAGCAGGGGTCGACATAGCCATCGACCCTGCTCACCGCCTCGTCGCCGGGAGCTTGCCCAGGCACAAGCACGCCGAGCTTGTCGAGCACCTTATCGATGAGCTGACGGCGTGTCTGTGCCATTGGGTTAGGCTCCTGCGCCTTCGAACTCTTCGCGGTCTTTCTCCAGCTGCTCCACCTTCTTCGGCTCGGCGGTGCGCGCCTCGACCGCAGAGTTGTAGGTGAAGACAAACTGGAAGCCGTAGTTGCCGCCCTTCAACGCGGGCTTGAAGAAAACGTGCAAGCCCTCGTCGTCGGTTGCTGGCGGCCGATCGCTATCGAGCATCCAGGCGTTGCCCGAGATTTCTCTGATGGCATCCGGCTCCTCGGACAGACCGAGGCAGCTCCACTCGATCACCAGCTCGTCAAAGTCATTCGCTTGCGTGACGCTGACCGAGCATTGCACCGGGATCGACACTTCGCCGAGCACGGCTTCGACTTCGCCCTCTGCTGTGGTCTTCGGCTTCGGCGCAGGCGACGTGCTGCCTTTGCGCTTTTTCTTCTCAACTGGCTTCTTCGCCATCTGAATAACTCCCATTGAATTGAAGAGGCCCGCCCCGGATGAGGCGGGCCGTTGTTGCAACGCGCGCTAGGTCGCCGGGTTGCCGAGCGTGCCGCTGCCGCCACTCACGCGAACGGCCATGCGGTTGTCGATCACCTTGACGCCGTAGAGGATGTCGAGGCGATAGTTGCTCACGTCGTTGGTCCCGTCATAGTACGGGATCACGCGAGCACTGGTGCCGCGATAGCTTTCGCGGGCGACATCGACCGCTCCAGGCGGCTTCACCATCGGCACCATGACCAGCGCGAAGGCATCGCGGTGGAACATCATGTTCTGCCGGTAGTTCCCGTTGGCGTCGCCGACGACGTTGACCACCGTGGTGGCGGCAGGCGCGATGTTGGTCGTCGCCCACTGGTTGCCATCGGTGCCGGTCAACGGAATGATCGGCGGCGTGATGGTCAACGTGGCCGCACCGCCGGTTGCCGTCACGTCAGCCACGACGGTGAACATCTGCCTATAGGGCAGCACCTGCTTCGTGACCGGGTTGACCGCAAGCACGTTGGTCGCACCGGAGCCGAGCGTGAACACGGTGCCCGCCCTCACGATCGCACCGGAAGTCCAGCCGCCGGTCACCAGACCAGTGCCAGCGCCGCCCGTGGCAGGCCCCCAGATGCCGGGAGTGCCTTCGGTATTCTTCACGGTGTCGTAGAGCACTTGGTTGGTGGCAACGGCGTTGGTCACCGTTGGTGTGTCACCCTGCGCCGCAGTGCCGGTGAACGTCGGCACGTTCTGGCTCATGTAGGTGCCCACGCCGCCGATGTCGCCGATCTCACCGCGCCGGTACGCCTGCGTGGTGATAGCCGGTGCGAACAGCGCGGTCTGGCTACCAGCCAGCGCCCAGTAGCTGTCCGGTGCCAGGACTGCGTAGCGCATGTCTCCCGGCACCGCCATCTGGTCGAGGCGCTCGGCACCAGCAGCAAACTCAGCAAAGCTGTTGATCGTGCTGTCGGCACCAACGTCGGGCTGTCCCACCCAGTTCGGGATTTGAGTGAACAGGGACATGAGTGAAACGTCGACAGCATTCGCCAAGCGAACCATTGCCGGACGAATAACGCGATCGGCGAGCTGCTCGATCTTGAGCGTGAGGTCTTTGCTGGAGAAGTTGAAGTCGACGCCTTGCTGGATGTTGACGACGAGAGACAGCTTGCCTTCCGTCACATCCTGCATGACAGCAGTGGCACCAGTACGGATCGCGAAGTTCTGCGGCTTACGAACGCTGATGGTGTCACCAACGTCATAGCCGTTGATCTTCTTGTCGAACTCCTCCTCGTACCCGCGATAGACGTGAGAGCCCATCACGAGTTCGTTTTCAAGGATGCGTACCGAGGTCTTGGCGATAATACTTGGATTAAGGACTGTGTTGGCCATCTAAGCCGCTCCTGTTGCGGCTCGAAGCCGAGATCACGCGCGGTCGCCGTACAGCTTCTTGATGTACGAGTTGACCGCAGCCGTGTCAGACGGCGGCGCTGCGCCGCTACCCTTCAGTGGCGTGATCGGCTTACGAGCCTGTGTCTTTGTTCTGGTTGCTGACGGCAGAGACAGGCGGCCTTCCAGCCGTCCGATTTCGCGGGCGGCCTCCTCGGAGGACATGCGGTTGAGCTGTGCGAGCTTGGCTTGGTTTTTTCCGAGCACGTACGTGAGGCGATCGGATTTCTTCGACGCCAGGAGCAGGCGCTCGACGTGAGGGGAGACAGGCAATGTCGCTCTCGACATCACCTCATCGAAGTCCTTCACGCGACCGCGAAGTCGCTGCACACGTTCCTTGTGTTCCGCAACCTGTCCCGCCACCCGCTCTTGCTCTTGTTTGATGGTGGTGGCGAAGTCCCTGCGGACCTCACGCGAAACCTGTCGTGCATCGATCTCGTATGCCAACTTGGCGTTGGCGAAAGCGACGTAGTCGTCACCGAAGTCTTTTTGTTGTGGCGGGTCGCCGATCTTCTGCAGCACCGCATATTCGAGCGCGCGCTGCAGCTGGGCCTGATCATTCGGAACGCCGCTGTCAGTGCGACTGCGGAGCGCCTCGTTCTCGGCCTTCAATCGGTTTGCCTGTTCGCGGTAACGCTGGATGCGGTTCTTCTCGCCCTTCGGCGATGCATCCTCTTCGTCGTCTTCGTCGTCGTCTTGCTCGTCATCAGCTCCGAGGTCTAACTCCTCCTCGGGTTCGGCTTTCTTCTCTGCTTGCTCACCTTCGGGCTGATCGTCGGATTGATCATCCTCCGGCGGCTCGACAGGAGGCGGCTCGGCTTTCTCATTACCTGCTTGCTCGTTTCCGGCTGGCGCGGTGTTGAGATCGTCGTCGTCTACCATTGTCGTTTCTCCAACAAAAAAGCCGCCCGAAGGCGGCTGTCGTCATCCCGTCGCGGCTTGCCGGATCGGCTTGCCCGTCCAGGGAAACTCGTTAGCGCAAGCGCATGCGCGGTCGCTGAACGGCTGTACTGGTTGGTGTCACAGTGCCGCCAGCGTTGAAGTCAAGAACGGCCTGCCAGCGCGGCGGAACGCCTGCGACCAGCGGGGCATAGGTCGACGGATCAAAGACACTGAAATTGCCGGGGCCTTGGCTACCAGAGGAAAAGACGAACTCCGAAGGGTATTCGACTGTCACGCCGCCAGTGGTGATCGCGACTGTGTTGTTGAATTGGTAGAGTTCATAGGTCGTGATGTTGGGACGAAATTTTGAGTATTGCATCATTGGCACGACACCGACGCCAGGGCGCACAGTGATCGTGCCACCACTAACATAGGCGGGTTGGCCGGTGAGGTCTTGGACGACGGTGATGGTGCCGCTTGGGTCGGCGGCGATTACTCCGTAGGTGTTTCCGTTCAGCACGGTCGGGCCGACAACGCCAGTGATGAGAGCGTTGTTGCCGTGGGGATAGATAAAGCCCATCGCACCGAGCGTCAGGCCGAGGGTAAGGAGGGCGCAGGGGGTGCCGCCGCTCGTCGTAGCCTGCACGTTTGTGATGGGGATTTGATACCAGTACTCCATAAACCCACCACTGCCGCTTAGTCCGGTGGTGTTTACGTTCAGCTGAAAGGTGTCTTGCGTCGGAGTTCCGGTAACGGTGTAGATGTTGCCATTGAGCGCCGCGCCTAACGTCCCTGAGATGCCTTGCGGCTTGAAGCACATACCAGCGACAGCGCAGACCAAGCCGGTTTGGTTTTGCTTGGTGACCTGAAACTCACTTGTGGTGAAGACGAAGGTCGTGGGATTGCCAGGAGTGTTGCCAGCGAGGTCGGTCTGCCCAGTCTCGTAGTAGTCCATTGACCAGCCGCCCTCGTAGAACTCGACGGTCTGCGGGGTGCCATTTTGGTTTGGGTACTGACTGGCAATGTAGACCCAATTGTTGATTACGCCTGCAGTCGGTACGTTAGGATCGCCAGCGAAGCGCGTTCCGTTGAACCATTGCTGAAGCGTAAAGCATTCGCTGTTTAGCGTGGCTCCGGTCGTAGGGTTCAAGCAACCGTCGTTGAAAGCATCGAGGGCGGCGTTCCGCGCCGTGAGGTTGCCCATCAGGAACTGATAGCCCGCCACATACTGCGCCCCGTGCTGGTAGCCGATGGGGCCGAAGTAATTAGCGATGCTTATGCCGGTGGTATAGAGGCGCGCGGCCGTGCCACCCTGAGATACGAAGAACGCAGAGGTTAGTTTGGTCTGGCGACTGAGAGGGATGGCGGGATAGTCGAAGTAGCCGCCGAAGGGAACGAGGAACTTGTATTTGTCGGGGCGGTAGCTGCCATAGAGCGTCACCAAATACTGCCCGATGGTCGAGGCGACAGTGCCCACCCAATTAGAGTTATCGGTGTTTCCGGTTTCACCGCTGCCGACTGCCGCCGAGCCGTCGCGTATAGATTGCTTCCTGAAGGCGTAGTTGGTCTGGAAGTTGCCGGGGTTCCAGTTTTCGTTCGTCGGTTCGAAGCGCGGGATGACCCAAGGCATGTCGCTGTCTTGGCGGCTTTTGACGTAGGTCATCAACCCGGTGATGTACGAACCGACGCTCGGCGTCTGTCCGGTGCCGTTGTCGCAGGCGTAGCAGGGCAGCACGAACCAGGGGTGTGCTCCCGCAGCCTTACATAGTTCCATGCACACTTCTGGCGGGACACTAGCGCCGACAGCGCCGCCGGTCGAGAATGGCACATTGTATTGCAGCCATACGCCGAGGCTGGCATCCCAGACGCAGGGGGTGCCAGTGAAGGCAAAGGCGCTGTTTGTTTCTGCGTCAGTGTAGAGTTGGCCCCCGGCAGTTTCGCCGTATTGGTTGGCGAGGGGGTTGGCCGTCCCGCCGTTGACACTGAACGTCATCGGCACGTTGCCGACGATATTGAAGTTAAACGCGCCCGATGCGCCCACGCGCATGGGAGGATAGAAGTTGCACGAAATCTTATCCGTCAGGCCGGGGAAACCCGGCCACGTCACATCGAAGTGAGTGCCCTGGCAGTACCAACGCTGCGAAGCAACGCTGAAGCACTCTGCGACGGTGAATTGAGGAACGAGGATATAGACGCCGATGCCCCCGGCGGTACCGGAAGCTTGGCCCCAAATCCAAATGCCATTTAGTCCGGTGCTAAAGGGATCGGTGGTCTTATAGCCGGTGGGGTTCATACCGGCGACTACGGTCCCGGCCGTCACTGCCGTGACGTTGAAGGTGGCGTATTGACCGTTCCAAGTACCCGAGGTGCTCTGCGATTTGTTGACGGTGTAGGTGCCGGTGCCGCCGGTTCCGGTGCCGAGGGCAGTGATGCGAGTGCGCTGAACTAGACCACCTCCTTGCAGAAAGGCACCTGCTACAATTGGGTCGCCGGTCGCTGTGGTGACGGTCAGCGTGGTGCCGCTGATAGAACCGGTGATGACCGAGGTCTTCTTGGTGATCGAAGCGGTGACTTCGGCAAGGGCAGCTGTGGCAGCAAGGTTCTTCCACGTCGGCGGCGTGTACTGGGCTCCGTAGGAGTACCAACCAACGGGGGCGCGGTCGGCCCATTCGTTGATTGTAGCTTCGTTCATCCGGCACCAGTCCATGAAACGGATGACGCCGACCTCGGACATGAAGCCGAGAAATTGATCGGTGAAGATCTGACCGGCGATGAGCTTTGAGGCGTCGGCGGTTTTGTAGACCCTGACGTTGGTTAGTTTGACTGAAGTACCTGGACTTAGGATTTTGATGGTCAGGACGTTTATATCGGTACGGATGGGCGTTAGTACGGCTGCGCCTCCAGCACCCGAGGCCGTTGCGGTGGCGCTGTCACCTTGGAGGAATATCTGCACTTGCGATCCGGCGTCACCACCGGTGTAGTCAACGGTCCACGTTCCTCCACGATCTGCTTGCGAGGGACATTCGGCCTGTGTGCCCCAGACCTCACTGGGGTTCGAAATGGGGGCAGCTGTGGGCCAGCCATTGCTGTCGAGCAAAGCCCAGTCGGCGGGGAAGACGCTGCCGTTTCCAATGCCCCAGCCCGTCGACTGCTTCATGATATTGATGAAGGGATAGGCGGCGTCGAGAGAGAGCGATGCTAGATTAGTTTCGGTGCGTTTGCCGTTGTGAGGCATCAGCGGAGCCTCAAGCGCGGACGGGAGATTGGAACAGCGGAGCCGCCGGAACCGTCGACGCCGAGCGTTGCCATGCCAAACTTCGTCCGCATGAAGTCGTTGATGGCGGGAGCCGTAAGGCGGTAGTCCCAGGCACCGTTGCGGTTATTGCAGATGGCGCGCATTAGAACGTCTTCGCTCGCCGATAGACCGATTGATGTGGCGTAAGCCGTCAGGGTTGCGTTGTTTGGGTCGGGGAATGAGTATTCGGCGTTATCGCCGTTGAGGTCAACCTGATTTGGCGTGACAACATTGGTACCGAAGCTTGGATAGGTGGGATTAGTGTCCGATATACTAATACCCTGCGCCATACTATAGATTATGTTGTCTATAACCTCGCAGCCGATTGCGCCGCGGCTTAAGCTGACATTGGCAGAAACAGAGTTGGCAATCGAGTGATGACAGATGTTGCGTTTGAACATAATGGGACCGCACGGCGTCGAGTCGTTCATGTTGGCGAGTTCGCCGGTGGAGCCACCACCACCCCCGTGTGGGATAGAGGTACGGTCTTGATCCCGCATGTTCATGAATACATTGTCTAGAATATTGAGCGTCGTCGTTGGAACGCCACCGGGGGGTGCCGCCGAAGCGCCCATGTTGTAGACTTCGAAGCCTTGAGAGCCCTTGCCTAAAAAGGAGTTAGTGATATTGGCTCCGCTTCTGGCTTTGAGGCAGTGGTACTGCGTCAGATAGGAAATGCTGTTTTTGAAATTGACGATCCCGCAGTCGTAGTTGATGTAGAGGTTGTGGCTGTTCGAAAAGCCGTCGTCTAGACTCCAGCCAATCACGTCGTCGTTGGGAGCGACGGCGCATTGATACCAAATACAGTCTTCGATAGTGATATTTTCAACGTGTCCTGCCAGAATGCCGGTGCCACCATAATTTATACCCGCCCACAGACGATCAAACGCATTCCTCCGTAAGACAAAATGATTACCGCTCGGGTTGTCTATACAATTTAGCTCAATACCAAGGAAGAATGCAAACCGACAATCTTCAATGATCATACGAGCGAACGGCGTCAGAACAAAACCAAATGGTTGCGAGTTTATGATCCCTGCGTATCTGACATCGTCAGGGTCGCGCTCATAACATCGGCAATCCAAACTGAGATAAACCAAATGACTGGCACTGTTTCCCGAATTGAAACAGATGATGCTTTTGCTTCTATCAACCTCAATGATCGGACGAGCGCCTGTGCCATAGGCCCCGATGATCATCGGGTTGTCAGCGTCTTGCCCGCTACGGTTCAGAAATCCGTTATTGTCAGGGCCAAAGCTCTCATCGGTCCATTTGTCGCCGCGCTTGAGCAGGAGCCAGTCGGGGCTACCTCCCCGCAAAAGGGCAGAGCCCCCAACCAAGGTTTGCTTCGGTGAGGCTTGGGTACCCGTATTGCTGTCGTTGCCAGAGGTGGAGACGTAAATCTTTCTGGTGCCTGCGCCGACGTAATCCGAGCCTTCACCACTTCCCGAGGCACTCTCGGTGAACACGGTCCAGCCGGTGGCGTCGTTCTTTCCGGCAATACCGAGGGTCACGCCCATGGTTCGCTCATGGGTTGGTCGAGGAGTCGGTTACGGCACCGGAGCCTACGATCATGTCGCCGGTTCCGGCGGCGTTGGTACCAAAGCCGGCGGCGGGGCCTTTGAAGTAGAATGTGGGGTTGGAGCCGGTTGGGATGTTGCCGGTCGTACCCAGGTCAACTGGATGTCCAGAGGCGCTGATGAACTTGGCTCGGACCGTGGAGTTTGAAAGGTCGAGAGAAGTTCCGCTGAAGAAGATAAATTCCGCGAGGTCGCCGGTGTAGGGACTATTACCAAAGCCAAACGACCCGATAGTGGGATAGCCGGTGGCGGGATAGCTTACGGTGTTGTCGGTGATGGAGCTGCCGTCGAAGAGATCGAGACTGCCAGCGGTTGTGTAGACATTAGAGGCGCATTGCATACGGGCGGTGCTGGCGAGGTCCCAGCTAAAGGCAAGCCAGCGCCAGCCCAAAGTGCGCCAGTCGTAAGCGGTGCTGTCGGGGGGAATACCGCCACCGCTTCCGAAGCCAGAGTTGGGGCTGATGGTACCAATCTCACCTACCCCGGCCGGATCAAACAGCTTAAATAGTATAAACTGGTTTTGGCTGCGAACTGAAAAACCGCTCGCGGAAAAGCCCGAGTTCTGCCACCCAAATATAGCGCCGTTGGCGGCAACATTGACCCACATCGAGACAGTGCCCTGCTTGCTGTTCGAGTTCCCAAAGCCACCGGCGTTTCTAAAGTATTCGGTGGCACCGTCGAAGTGGACACCAGCGGCGGTAAAGCCGCCACCACCTCCGCCGGCAGGAACGTAGAGCGACCCATGCGTCGGCGGCCATGTTCTGCGTCGGGATAGCGTTGGCATCAGCTGAAATTCCCAACGCCGATGGCGGTCACGCCGGTACCGCCGATGACAATCTGCCATCCGCCAGTGCCGCCGGTTGCCGTTGCGCCGATTGGAATGGCGAATGGCACAAGGTTGGAAACGCTGCTTGCGCCGCCGGCAAAGATCGTGATGGCGGTGTTGGTGCCGTCCTTGATGCCGACAGAGCCGGGGGAGGTAGTCGTCGGCGTGATGATGACGGACGAGAGAAAGTCACCGCTCGCGCCGCTTGTTCCGAGGACGGTTGTCCCCGCACCAGCGGCGACGGCTTCGTACTCGCCAGCCTCAACTTGTTCGGGAATTAGCCGGACCCACATTGCGCCTTGGGCATCGACCTGGGCCGCGACCCAATCGCCATTGGCAGGGGTCAGCGTGGCAAGGGTATCGACGCGCTTGACGAGCGTGCCAGTGCCGGTGTCGGTCGCACCAACCGCGCTGTCGATGGCTTTGCCGAGGTTGGTTGCGGCAGTGCCGGGGGTGACGGTGCCTACGTTCCAAGTTCCAGATTGTGTGGCGGCGACCGTGCCGCTTACGGTCATAGTCCCCGTACCGGCGTTAGCGGTCACGGTGCCACTGACCGCCATCGTGCCGGTGCCGGCGTTTGCAGTGACGGTGCCGCTGATAGGCACCGCGCTCTGATTGCTGGCAATGACAACGGGACGCGACGCTGCCATTGCGGCCTGTCCGGGCGTGAGCGGCCGCTCCAATGCAACGGTAGCGCCCGCAGCGTCTTTAACGTCGATGGTAGCCATCAGATATCCTCCAACAAGGCCCAGAGGCCGCCTTGGGTTGTGAGAGAGAAGTCCATTTTGCCGTCGTCGGCGCCGACGATAGGCGCGACCCACGCCACGATATTGTCGGTGGAAGTGGAGATCGTGTTGGCGTTGCCCGACAGGTCGGTGCAGACGCCGGCCGCGATGCTGGCCGTGACATTGCCGTCTGCCGTCATGCCGGTGACAGACGCGGTGTAGGTCGGGCCGGTGCCGCTGATGGACACGGCAGGCGTACCGCCGCCGCTGAACACAACGGTGACGTCGGTGTTGATGAACCCGGTGACCACTTCGCTGAACACGATATCGAACAGGATTGGGCTTGCGCTGGTCGGATCGGATTGGCTCGCGCCCTTGTTGATGGTGACCGTGGGCGCGGTGGTGTCCGGTGTCCAAGTGATGGACATGCTATTCGAGACGGTGCTCAGATTGCCGGCGGCGTCGGTTGCCGCATTGACCGGAACGGTGGCGATCACCGTGCCACCGGTCGTCATGCCGGTGACTTCGGCATTGTAGACGGCACCGCTGCCACTGAGCGAAACGGCCTTGGTGCCGCCAGACGTTCCCGTGATTACCACATCGCTGGCGATGAACCCGGTGACGGCTTCGCTGAACGTCACGGTGAACGTGATCGGCGGCATCACCGCCGGGGTAGCCTGACCAACCGCTGCGGTTACCACCACACTTGGCCGCGCGGTGTCGAAGACGACCGTTGCGGTGTTCGACGCCGGGAACGGCAGGCCCTTGGTGGTAGTGGTCGCGGACCCTGCCGGGATGTTGATCGACACGCCGCCATTGCCGGTCATGCCGGTGACGGCGACGTTGTAGGCGGGGCCGGTGCCGGTGACAGCTGCGGCCAGGGTGCCACCTACGGTCGAACCGGTGAAGCTCACGTCGGCATTGGTGAAGCCGGTGGCGGCCTCGCTGAAGGTGACGGTGAAGTTG